GGTCAAAATATATTAGGCCAGTCCGATGCATCCGGCATGCCATTATTTAATGCAAATAGTCGTTTATCGAAACTGGAGAAACTAAAAGATGCGGCTGTTGAATCCTCCGTATTAAGCTGGATTGATCGACAAGAGGACAAACAAGCAGCCCTTGCGGAATTTATGGAAGGCTCGTTACGTCTTGAGTTGCCAAACGAAAATGACGGGGTTGACAATATTGTCTTGCGTGATGCAGTGGGACAGCAGATGCTATCTTCAATTGAGCGTCAGGCCAGAAGTCAAATTGCCGCACGTGAGGCCGAGACCAAGAAAGAGCGCAGCTTGCAGATTAGCAATATGGAGCTTTTAATTGCAACCGCACGTGATGATGACGTGAGTAGTAAGGGTGAAAAATTATCGGCTCTCTTGCAAGGGTTAGATGATAATCCATTATTTGCAGATGTTGAGGGTCAAATCAAAGCCAACAACTTACGAAAGAAAATATTTAATGAGTTAGACGCAGAATTTGAGAAACAAGAATCCATTGCATTAGGTTCTGTTTTTGCAAATGGTGAGACGTTTGTCAATGGTGCTGATTCAAAGCAGGTTGATGCCTTCAATGATTATTACCAATCGATAGAGACATCCCTTGCACAAATGCCACCAGAAGAGCGCAATATTTTTATTGCATCCATGGTGAGTAACGCACGTCATCTTCCCACAAAACTAAAAGGTAACATACAGGCAATCGCTCGCGGGCAAGATGTTGACCAGATTGCACAAGTTGCTGATTTGCTTGATCGCGTTTCAGGGCAGAACCCCCATTTAATGCCAATGTTTGGCTCTAATGAAGATGTTGCACGTATCAACATGATGAACGAACGCTTGAATCGTGGATATGATGCCGAAGATGCAATCCGTCAGGTTGATGCGTTGCTTGATCCAAAGAATCAAGTCACAATCGTGCAGGCCAATGCTGAACTCAAACAGATGAATATTAATTATGATGAAGAAATGCAAGAATTGTTTGATGCAAGCATTATCCCCTTTCGGGATGGAATTGATGAGGATTCGCCAGTACAACTAAAAATATTTGACCGCATGGCTGCCGCATACCGGGCGGAATATGAGGATCATTATCGCTTAACACGTAATAAGGATCTGGCCAAGAAGCACGCAGACACAATGATTAAGGGGCGTTATGGCATCACGAATGTTAATCCTGACAATGCTGTGATGATGTTTCCGCCAGAACGTTATTATGGTTTGCCTGGCTCTGACAACAAATGGATGCGTCAGCAGATGATCGATTCTGCACATGAGCGGTTGAAAAATTCGTTCGTATCAGACGTTGATATGTTCAGTAAAGATGATCTGGAAGATAAGGTTTTCCTTGCTATTGATCCCAATGTAACCCCACGTTCTGCGCGTACGGGTTCTCCCAAATATAAATTAATGTACATGCGTGATGATGGTACGTTACTACCGATTACAAATCAGGGTGAGCATTTTATATTTTCACCCGATCAAGAGCGCAAACGGTTAATTGATGAGGCGCAGAAATGACGTTTGTAACAACCGATACGAAGCTATTACCTGTACGCAAAAGCAATGATCCTGCTTTGGAACTGCAAGCACCCTCATTTGATCAGACATTATCAGCAACATTTCAGGCTGATAATACCGTTGCAAATATATTTAACGATCTCTCCGACTTTGCTTTCAATAATTTTACCGATGATCCTGATTACGATGCGGCCGAAGATTTAGCCGGTTATGAAGTGTATGCTGATGACCTCATTGACGTTGGCAGTCGTGAGGAAATGAATATGCGTAAAAACCGTATCGACAGACAGCGTAAGGCCAATGAAATTATTGCCTCCTCAGACGGATTAACCGGCTTTGCTGCCGTAGCAGTTACAGAAATATTTGAGCCGTTAAACTATATCCCAATTGCTGGTGCTGCATATAAAACTTACAGGAAAGGCGGCTCTATTTTGGAAGGTGCAGCCAAAACAGCAGCCCTTGCTGCCGCAGTTGAGACAGGTCGAGAGGCCTATCTTTTAAACACACAAGAAACCCGAACGTTAGGGCAAGCAGGAGCCAATATTGCATCCTCCACAGTACTTAATGGTGTCTTGGGCGGTTTTGCAGGTAAATTAGGTTCCAAAGAACAAATAGAGCTCACTAAAAAAATCGAAGAAGATATGGTTATCGAGCCACGTAGCGTTGGGGCGGCTTCGGCGGTAACAACAGGTGAGCAGGAGACAATCAAAGGATTAAATCGTAGCTTGATTGCATTTAAGAAGCTTCCTGATTTTGCTACGAATCCGGTACTGCGCGGATCAGTCAGTGAAAGTAAAACAGTACGCCAATTTACAGAAATGCTTGCTGATACCTCGCTTATTAAAAATAAAAATACTGAATTTATTGCGAGTAATGTGTCTATAGAAAACAAAATAAAAGGCTATGACCGCCTAAAAGCTGCTTTTTATAGTGACTTTAAATCACAATATAACAAATACCGCAAGCGGGTTGCCAGTCAAAAAAAGGATGGGCTGATCCCAGAAGAAGAACGCATTGGCAGTCGTAAGGATGGCAGCCTCACCTATGCTGAATTTTCTTCCGAGATCACCAAGGCAAACCGCCGCAACGACCAGCATGTTGTCACTGAGGTGGCAGCTTTAGCACAGTCAGCACGAGCTAAAATATTCGATCCTTTGCTAAAACGTATGCAGGATACAAAGCTACTGGATGAAGGTGATCTTGTCACAAAAACAGCCCCATCATGGGCCAGACGTGTGTGGGACCGCAATAAAATTAGCGTAAGACGAAAAGAATTTCGTGATGTCAACCTCAAATGGCTTAAACAGAAAAGAGATGCTTCTTTAAGTAAATTAGAGGAGCTGCGAAAATCAGGTGTAGATGACGCAGCCAGCCAAAAGAAAATAGAAACATTTGAGTATTTTTCTGATTTTTCTGATTTTGAGTTGGAAGACATTGCTGAGCAGATTGTAACACAAATTCTGGGACTACCCGGTGGGCGCGTTGGTTACGACATACGTATCGATAAGAAAAATCCCAGCAAGCCCAAATTAGGAGCAAGAGGAGCAGCAAAAGCACGCGTCTATGATATTCCTGATGAAAATGTCGAAGATTTTTTAGTAAATGATATTCATACTATCGTTGAAAGTCATGTGCGTACCACCTCTTCTGATGCTGAATTGATGGATAGTTTTGGCACGCTTGATTTTGATGAGATCAAAAAGCAGATAGCAGGCGATTATAACCAAATGCGGCTTGATCCTAAAAATGAGGACAAGCTTGAGGAGCTTACAAAATCCGAAGCAAACGACATACGTGATCTGCAAGCGATGTGGGAGAAGTTAAGAGGCATATACGCCCAACCTGATGATTATGCAGCAGCGCAGCACGTTACAGAGCGTACGTTGCTTGCTTGGAATTATGTTAGATTGCTTGGAGGGATGACCTTATCTGCCATACCTGATATGGCGCGGCATGTGATGGTGCATGGGTTAGAACGCACTATGAAGAATGGTGTTCTTGCATTAATGAAAGATTGGAAAGGCTTTAAGGCTGCTAAAGCAGAACTGCAAGAAGCATCTATTGCCCTTGATATGGTGCTTTCATCAACCGCACGATCACGGGCAAATCTCGATGAGTATACCCCGATTACTAGCCGTATTGATGCAATCAATCAAACGGTTGCACAGCATTTTGGTAATCTTACGCTGATGAATCAGTGGAACACAGCCCAAAAAACATTTGCTGGTGTTTTGAGTCAAACACGCATGTTGCAGGCAATTGATTCCGTTGCCAAGGGGGAAAATATTGGCCAGAGGGAAATTGAGAATCTGGCCAGTCACGGAATCGGACGCGATGAGGTGTCAATGATAGCAGGGCAATTTCAGAAGTATGGTGAAGTGCGTGAATCCCTACTAATAGCCAATGCAAAAAATTGGGATAACGCCCAAGCAGCAGAATTGTTCCGTGCTGCTGTTCGTAAGCAGGTCGATGAAATAATTGTCACACCGGGGCTGGATAAACCATTATGGATGTCACGCCCCGGCTGGCGTTTGGTTGGCCAATTCCGTTCTTTTGCCTTTGGTGCTATGCAGCGCGTGACCTTGGCCGGGTTACAGCAAGCCGATGCAGCCGCGCTCAATGGTGTATTATTGATGATTACCCTTGGTATGGGTTCATATGCAGCAAAAACTACGCTTAGCGGTCGCGATGTATCTGATGATCCGCGTGTATGGATTAGTGAGGGAATTGATCGCAGCGGTGTTACGGGCTGGGCTTTTGATGTGAATAATATTATGGAAAAAGTGACCCGTGGCAGGGTTGGCATCAATGCTCTGGTTGGTGGGCCGCAAATGTCTCGCTATGCCAGCCGTAATGTAACAGGTGCGATTTTTGGTCCTTCCATTGGGTTGGTTGAAGATTTTGCCAAAGTAACAGGTTCAGCTTTTGCAGGTGACTGGACTGAGTCCGATTCAAGTGCCGTACGTAGGTTATTACCGTATCAGAATGTTTTTTATTTGCGGCAATTATTCGATCAAATGGAAGAAAATGTAAACGCATCATTAGGGGTTCAACGATGACAACAGATATTAAAATTAATGAAAATGACGGGTTTTTGTCAACCACTATGACTGGTGGTGAAACAGCAGTTGATTTTGATTTTCCGATATTTAAATCTTCAGATCTCAAGGTAATTGAAACAGATACTACAGGTGCAATCACGGAACTTACACTTAATACGGACTATACCATACCAAGCGATAGCATTAAACAACAATCAGGCGGCACAATTAACCTAACCAGTGCCTCCTACCCAACTGGCGCAAGTGCCGGACATAAGTTTACGACATTGCTGAATGTGGCCATTGAACGTACAACAGATTTTAATGTTGCTGGTGATTTTAGGGCTGAGACATTGAATCAAGAGCTTGATTTAACAATTCAGATGATACAACGGCTTAGCCGTGACTCGGGTAAATCAGCAAAGCTTTCCGATGATCTCAACTTAACCGTGACATTACCTACCCCAACAGATAACCAATTCCTTGCATGGGATGGAACAGCAGGGCAGATAAAAAATGCAGGCAATATCAGTTCGATAGCTGATGCAGGAACCAGCGCCACAAATGCTGCGAACAGTGCTGCTGCTGCGGCACTTAGTGCTACAGATGCGGCCAATTCTTTTGATTCGTTCGATGATCGGTATTTAGGAGCTAAAACAACAGATCCAACAGTTGATAATGATGGTGGCTCATTGCTTAATGGCGCGCTTTACTATAATGCTACAGAATCCGCTATGAAGGTCTATGACACAGGCAGTTCAAGCTGGTCAGCCATCAATGCCTCTAATCCTAATATCGCAAATGTAATAGATTATGGCGCTGTTGCTGATAATTCTACGGATAGTACCCAGGCCTTTATCGATGCAATTGCAACAGGCAATCCCGTCTTTGTACCAGCTGGGAAATATAAAACAACAGCAGAAATTACCATTTCGGGCACTAGACAACAATTCACCATGGATCGTGACGCCCAAATTCGCTACACAGGCAGTGGTACAGCTCTTACTGTTACCGGCGATGGTCATCTAATTACAATAGGAAAACTCATTACCAATGACGCCGGATCGCCTACAGGGGATTATTGCTTGCGTCATTATGATCTAAGCCACTCCCGTATTGAAATTTATACTATTGGCGCTTGTAATCAAGCCGTATTATGGCACGATGCCGCCAGTCAAACAGCAAATGCTGGCAATAACACATTTATCATTGATCGCATGGAAGCTGGATCCGTTCCTTATGGTATTAAAATTGATGGGCACCCAACGCATATTTATGAAGGAAACAGCTTTAATGTCAGGGTCATATATTCAGCAACCAATACTGGCTTGGTGATTGGTACCGACGGCAATACTTCCGTACGGTATAACGATTTTAATATCAGTATTGATGCACAAGGGATCACGCCAAAACTCATTCAAGTCAACGATGATAATAACTTCATTTTCTTAAAAAATTGGGCCATTACCGTTGGTCAGAACGGCGTGGTCTATTCAGCACATAGCCAGAAAAACTTCATGATTGTAACACCAGGAGTGCAAAACCAATTACCTATTACCGATAATGGTAATAATAGCAGTATTAGTCCCTCCGCAGCAGGCATATATGAATTGCGATTCCAGGGCTCACGCATCACCCCCAATGATAATATCGTAGGGTGCCGGATTGAATCAGAAGGAGGCGGCATTACATTTCGGACCAACAATACAGAACGATTACGAATTAGCTCGGCCGGCTTTACAACAGATAATAACAGCTTGCCAGCCTATTTCCCCCGGGCGTGGGGTACAATAAGAGGGACATCAGGGGCATTATTAGCATCACAGAATGTCAGTGTCATTCGACTAGGAACTGGTCAATATTCGGTAACGTTTAATAGCTCGATGCCCAATGCCAACTATTCCGTCATGCTATCAGCGCAATATACGGGGCAGGTCATCCATACAAATGTCGGTTCTAACCATAAAACCAGTAGTGGTTTTAGAATCATCTCAACCAATGACTCGGGGAGGGTTATTGCCGACGCAACACAGATTTATTTCTGCGTGTTCGCATAGGGTATCGTATAATAAAGACATTTTAAGAGGTAATAAAAATGAAAGAGCCAAACAATCAGTGGAAATTGGATAAACGCCTGCCAATCTCAGTACTGGTCATTCTAACAGCACACACGCTTGGCGCCGTATGGTATGCCTCAGCACTTAATAGCCGTGTTGCCGCCCTTGAGGATCTGACACAAAACAATCAGGAAGTCATCGGTAAAATCATCAGGCTTGAAACGCAGTTACAATACATCCAGCAAAACACTGCTCGCATTGAACAGGCATTAACCAAAATAGCAGATAAGGATTAGCATTATGAATATTGACTTGCTAAAGAAGCAATTAGAGCGCCATGAGGGGCTAAGATTGAAGCCTTATAAATGCACTGCTGGTAAGCTAACCATAGGATATGGTCGCAATCTGGATGATGTTGGGATCAGTGAAGAAGAAGCATATTCGATGCTGTTGAATGATATTGATCGCATTATTGGCGAAGCTAAAGAGATATTTCCGAAATTTGATGAACTGACAGAGAACAGGCAAGCTGTAATATGCAACATGTTATTTAATCTTGGCAAGACTCGGTTTCTAACCTTCAAGAAAACTATCTGGAATATAAAGCATCGCATGTACCACATTGCAGCACAAGAAATGCTCAATAGCAAGTGGGCTAGACAGGTTGGCAAACGAGCTACAGAATTAGCACAATTAATGCGAGAGGGGTGAGATGGGATTTTTACCTTTTTTAGATGTAGGCATGAAGATTATTGATAAACTCTTTCCTGACCCAACCGAAAAGGCCAAAGCAAAAGCGTTACTGCTTGAGAAACAACAGGCAGGTGAGCTACAGGAAATTGAAGCCTCGATGAAGGTCATCGTTGCTGAGGCAAGTGGTAGCTATCTACAACGTAACTGGCGACCTATTACCATGCTGGTCTTTGTCATCATCATTGCCAATAACTACATCCTCTATCCGTATCTTTCGCTCTTTTGGAACGATGCACCAGTCCTAACCCTTGCCCCCGAAATGTGGGACGTGCTGAAAATTGGTATCGGTGGATATATTGCCGGAAGGTCAGTGGAGAAGTCCATTTCCAGTTGGAAGCGGTGATTATATCATAGTAAAACGTTTTCAAGCTAGTGAACAAAAACTAGACCATTTTTCCCACGCGGGGGAAATGGTTGTTTTAATACAAAACCCACCTTCCGCAATTATCAAACCATTCTTCACTGACTTGATAAGGTTCATCGTTGACATCAGCCCAATACACACCATTATCATTACGTTTACACATGATACAACCAGAATCGTCGTTATAGATAGCTATAAACTTTTTACCCTTCTCAGGCTCTCTAATGTGCATCCAGTTACTATTTAGCTCGTTAAAGTGGTCTATAGCTAGTGCCATAGCTTTGTAACTTATGCCGTGTTCACATTTCCATTCTTGTTTATTAAAATCAACATTACCCCTGTTCGGCATTTTGCTTTCTATCTCATAAAACTTTTTAATTGCATCACTCACACGCTCATGCACGCATGTTTTACCTGTTTTAGCATTTTGCATTTCTACATCCTCACTTTTTTTATTTCTTCAATTGTCCACAGACAACCACTTTAATGCCATTACAATAAAATAAGATGGCCATCCAAGGGAGGCTGCAACCCAACTGGCACGTTGCCATTTCTCCCATGTGTCTGTTTTAGGCTTGTTCATAGCCTTTAATATTTTTGACTCTTGTTTATTTATAGGGACTGCTCCCTCCGGTTTTTCCTTACTCATTTTCTGGTCAAAAGAGGCTTTGGCTTGCCTTCTCTCACTGAGTGGTATATGCCATTCGTTGTATGTTTTTTTCGTCATAAAATCCTTCCAACTTTTACGATTGAGTAGTTATTAAATCAATATCTTATGGGTGTGTTAGTTGGAAGGAACGGCATAAAACAGCCATTAGCAACTAATTTGTAATCATCAGGTCGTCAGTTCGAATCCGACAGCCGGCACCATTCCTTCCAACTTTTTGGTTATCTTTCCAACTTCACCCTTCCAACTTTTTACTATGTTTTTCCAATTTATCCATCGCATTTTTAGCCATATTGCTGCTACGAGGGGTATAAACTTCAAGTATGCTTGCGGTGCTATCAATCGTGTGTCCTGTTATAGCAGATATTTCATGTGGCGTACATCCTGCCTCTGATAATCTGACGGCTGCCGTTCTTCTAAAATCTCTGAATTGTTTTTCTGGATATCCACAATCATTCTTTAACTTAATGAACGATTTAATCATGTGATCTTCCGTATATGGCTGCCCTGTAACCTCATTAATCACAATGTACCCTGACGATGCACAAATAGGATCAAGAGCTTTACGTAATGCCTCTAATGCCGGTATTTCTATATACTTGCCTGTTTTCTGTTGTTTAATTGATATGGTTTGTCCGTCATACTGAACCCACTGCATTTTTCTAATATCGGTCTGTCTTTGCCCTGTGTAGATGGCTAATAGGATAGCTATTTTGATTGATGGTGTGGCTTTTAATAGTAGAGTCTGCACTTCTTCCTCACTCCAGACTTGATGCCTAGCTTTCGTGTTCATTAACCTTATGCCTTTTACTGGATTACTGTCCAGATGCCCTTCATCTACGGCAAAAGAAAATAATAGCTTTAACACACGCATCACTGCATTGGCACTGCTTATGCTTGATTCGCATAGCGTGTTGTAATAGGCCTTCACAACTTTACGATCTACTATAGCAGCGGGATACTCTCCCATAGCCGTATCAATCCTACGCATAATATTAAAATATCCTGTTTTGGTTTTTTCTGCCTTTTCTTTAAACCAGATACTTTTCTGATACTGGTTAATGAGCCATGTCATTGTGCCGTCTTTGATGCCGTATTCTTTCTCTCCATTGCGCCAAGCATCTAATTCCTTATTTAATTTCTCTGCCTCTTTGATGGCATCCTCGAGGGCATTGGTGCGTTCTGCCAGCCTTCTTGGTAGAAAACCATGCTCCTGCAATTCTTTCTTTGGTTGCCAATAATACAGAGTATGATTTTTCTGCTTTTTGCATACCAGATATCTTACCTTAAACGTTGCCACTTTTTATCTTTTCTAAGAGCTGATCTCGTGCTGACTTCACTCCTATCTCTTCGTTGGTTCTCTCAAGCCATGCATCTAGTTGCTTTATATCGTACTTCTTAATGATCGGGTGCGGCTTAGGAAAGCCCGACTGCTCAAAGAATTCTCTTCTGCTGCTAAATACCGATTGCGTGATCCCGATATAATTAAGAGCCTCAGTCTTATTAATCATTCTTGGCTGTATTGATATTGGCATAACTACTCCGCTATTCTAACGGTTACGTTTGCATATCCTTCTGGGTTGAGTGATTCTTTCGGCACACTTTGCAAGGCTTCTGCTTCTGTATCAGCCTCTATCACTTTATGCTCAATATGCTCGCTGCCTTCTTTGATGGTCTTTACGACTTCTACGTTATAAATTTCCATGGTTTTCTCCTTAAATTAATCGGGCGGTGGCAGGATTCGAACCTACGTATTATCACGTGCTAAACCTAACCATTCAGACACACCGCCCTAACCCTCTAAAATAGAGGGTGTTTTTACATCCCCATAATTTGATCTTTAAGTTTTCCTAATCCTTGCTTGCCTAGCTGAGTAGTGAACTCGTCACCAATGGCTTGCAGCACCTCCATTTTGTCTGCACCTGATTTTAGTACATCGATGACCACATGGGCTTTTAGCTTGGCTTCACTCTGGTTGCTATGCGGTAATGCTGCAACTTCTTCTAAGGTCGGGAGTGGCTCATTAACAGGCTCGGCTTCTTGCTCCGGTTCAGGTGAAGGATCGGATTTTTCTGTATTGGATTTCAGTTTATCCTTTAACGCTGAATTACCCTTGTTTGCCTCAGTCTTACTGGCGCTTTTTTGCTTAGGCTTTTCTTCTTCCTCTTTCAAGGAAAGGTCAAACCAATCCGATATATCCGACATGCCGTCACGCATACTATTGTAAATGTTCATGAGTGTAACCATTTGCTGAGGCTGAATTGTATCGACTCTCCTCTGTATTCTGGCTTCTATCATGTTTTTATTAACGCCATACTCTTCAAACTTCTCAAGCATTTTGGCTATGCGCTCTTTGCTAATATCAATATTGTCAACTAAGGTTTTTTGGCATTGGTTTACGGCTGCTTCCACAACATCGCCCGGAACAATCTTTAAGATGCAGGCTCTCAAGCGTCTGGCTGCCTGATTGGCGCATAATTCATAAATATCACGCTCATCTTTCAAAGCATAAGAGCCTTTCTTAGTATCACGCTTGTGAAGCACATAGAAGGTAACCGATTCTCTGCGGTTGGTTTGTGTATCCCAAGCCCAAGCCTCAATTTCACTGCGTCCGACTTCTCTATTAACCTCACGCCAGCCCGATTGAATATTCTGCCAACCCGTCGCAATGGCTTCCGCAAGCCTGATTGATGGACCGGTAATATTGGTACCGCCTCTGGCGTATTGATAGATTGCTGACTTTGCTAAGGTTTCTCTAGTACAGTCATTCAATATATCCTCTACTGCTTCGATTTTGTTGCGTGGGAATTGTTTAGCAAGCATGATTGCAGCCTGCACCTCAGCAATTGAGCGCTGAACATTGGCTTGCCCTGATGATCCCATTACTGCATTGTTGGGGGCAGATACCACTTCGTTTCCTGCAAATGGATTATGTTCGTTATGTTGTTTCATTGTTTTATTTCCTATAAATTTTATATGTTGGTTATTTAACTAAGAATCGTCTGGAAGCCGTACCCTCAATACAGTAGTCAGCATACATTCCAGGGTAATCTGCTTTAAAAGATTTACTATCAAAACGCTTAGATGGTTTTGATGATTTCCATGTGCATAGCTTCTTGCCTTGGTAGGTCAAAGTATCATACTCTCCCATGTGCAATTGAATGGCGGTTTTGATTTCCTTTTCTTCTGCTGCATAGCTTTTTTGTTGAGCCTGAACATTTTTAAGCTGCTCTATTTTTTCATATAATAGATTATCAGCCTCAACCTCACCCTCCTTTGAGTGCTTGTATAACAATGCAACATCCTCTGCATTAAAAGGATCGGGCGCATTACCTTCTTTTAGGTTGTTCCAGAATAATTTTTCCTGATTAATAAGGATTTGCTGTAGCTCTTTATCAGCCTCAACTTCGTATAGACGGAAATCCGACCCACCTATAAGAACCGCAATATCAGCAACCTGAAGTCCTGTAACAGCCATATAGTGCTGAACCTGAACCAGATAATTATCAGGTATTTCGTCACTGCCTTCCTCTCCCCAATTATCAGGAAACCGTGTTGTTTTAATTTCAAGCAAGCGGTTATCTTCTGTCACGCCGTCAAGGCTCGCTAACATAAAAGGATGTTTTTTACTTCTGACAATCTGATGCGTATCAAGGACTTTGCGACCTGTACGCTCTGCATATTGATCTCTGATTACAGGCTCTAAGACCCTTCCCCACAGCATCGCTTCATTATCAGGAGTGTGAGAGCCGTTTATCTTTTGCATGTATATATCCAGTGGCGTATTATACTTACTAACTCCAAGAATTGCAGCAGCCTCAGAACCACCTATCCCACTTCTACGCACTTCTAGCCATTCTGGCGTACCTTGCGCAGCATTAATTATATCTATGTTTTCCATATTACCTTCCCATCCATTGAATTATCATTTGATTAACCGGTTGCTCGAAACGCAATAGCCATAAGAGAAATACGATCAAGATCACGAAACTTAATGTGTTAAGCGTGTCATCACGCAAGCACTGCCAGCTTCCTTTTAGGATTTCTTTGATCACTTGCACCTCCTTGGCAGTGTTCTGCAATAAGGTATGCGATAAACCACACAAAATTGCTCGTATTCCTGATAATCAACACCGAACCAGAGGATTTGCCCCGTATCTTTTGAATAAATATCGTATAACATGACTGATTCCCTTTTATACTTAACTTTAACCCTCCGTCCCGTCGTGGTTCTCAGCGATTAACACACTTGTTTGGGTGGGTATGATTGTTAGTATATAGGAGGAAATATCATCCGTCAATATAAAAGGAGGAAATATACACCTATTCTGCTATATAGTCATAAAATTTTCGACACTTAGCATAATGGGGGCAGGTGAGGTTATGAGAGTTGCGGAGTCCTGACTCAAGGCATGGCTTGGCAACCTTGCAATCAGGAAGCTTTAAGAATCTACGACGTGCATGGATATGCTCTACCTCCTGATGAGGCGTAACGGTTCGTATGCGCTGTTTTTTGGCTGTTTGGTAGCAGATTACGGACATAACACTATAATTAATTTGTTATAGTATTATTAAAAAAGGTTAAGGAAGGGTTAATTATTATGGATTAGTTTAGGGTTTCTGGGGTGTTTGGGGTTTGTTTCCAGATTGATTTAATGCCTTGGTCTCTTTAAGGTCTTCACGGAGTGATCTCAAAATCTCTTCATGTCTTTTTTCTTTTGCTCTATCAATTGACAGATTATGCTCTAAAGCCCTTTCAAACTGATTTCTATCAGCCTCCATTTGTTGAAGTATCATTTTATTCTCTGATTTGATTGCTTCAATACTTTTCTCGGAAGATTCTTTAGAAATGCTTTGAACAGAAAAAACAAGAGGGATCGTAATTGCAAGGATTCCTATAACAGAAGAAACACCAGTAACAATTATAGTTGTTTTTGTATTCTTGTTATTTTCAACTAAAGTTTCAACTTTCTCATTCAAGCTATCAAACCTAGAATTTAAAACAGCCTGACCTTTGTCTAAATCAGATACTTTGCTGTTTAAATGATCGAATTTACTATCCAGTTTATCAACTGTTTTGTTAAGATGGTCAACTTTATCATTAAGCGTTTCAACACTTCTATCAAGGTGATCCACCTTACTTTCTACCGCAGAAACTCGGCTCTCTAAGTTGTCTGTTTGCTGCTCGTTTAACATGTTTTTACCCAACATTGTTTCGGTATCATTATCAGTACTGTTTATTGATAAATCATTAAACATATCATCTATTGTAGCACATCCCTCTTCATTTAAGGAACTAGTAATATCAGGAGAGGTAATCTGGGTATATATGTCCTTTAAATCATCCTCACTTATATGGTTGGGTACAGCAATGGTTTTACCATCAGGAGTTTCATACAAATCAATAGCTGTATTGTTTTTATCTATAGGCGAAGGCGTAGATGAGGTTGAATTCTTATCTTTGTGGTCGTACTGCTTGCCATCGTCTATGTTATAAACATTATTGTCAGTAGCGTCGCTCATAATCTAACCTTCTGCTGAAAGAATAGATTTTGCCAGATTAGATCCGTATTCAATCTTAACGCTAAAACTATCAACAATTTCCATTATATTGGCTTCAATTTTTATATCATGATGGAAATTAACAGAACATAATATTTCATTCTTTTTTTCTAATGATTGCATCAGGTTGATTGTAATTTTAACATCATTATCATTTGGATAATTGTATACCAGATCAATAGCTCCTCCAGTAAGGTGGTCGTTATCCTTTAAAGGGGTAATTTTTTCTAAAAATCGTTGTTTAATGAAAATGTCAGAGTCGTTTACCTCAAGGCCAACATGAGCATTGATACCTATTGCAGCAACAGGTGTTTTTTTATCTATTGCTGCAATAATTTTTTTAAAAGGTGCAACAATAATATCTCTATCATCTTCTTTATTTAAGTATTGTGATACTGTTAATTTGTTGGCATGCGCTTCAAATTTTATATCTTGATTGTTATACCTAAAATTAGAATAACCCACAAGCGGGTGAGGAGAATCACCTTGGGTGAAACACCAACCATCTTTAAATGGTGTAATTTTGTTGGTTAGATAATTTGATTGAACGTACGAACCTAATGCTTCGATTTTCCCATCCTCATTCTCTTTAGTCACAGCCACAAGGAAGAATTTAGTTAATTTTGGATTAGGCATTGTTTCCATAGTTCCTTTTATTTGTTGATTCTATATCTTTATCTTTTTTACTCACTGGCACTCGCTTTCTTATTCATAAATTGCATTTTGCGCTTGACGTTGTTCTTATACTCAAACGCAATAAATTCTGCCTTCTCTTCGGGCTTTGGATTTATTTCCATTGTCTCGTATGCACCTTCTACAAATTTTATAGCGTCATTTAGGCATTCTTCGTCTAACTCTTCCAAAGTCTTTGTATTAATTTTTTCTATATCATCAATTTCACCAATTAAGTATGCAACCGTACAATCCAGCTCTTTTGCAATAGCAGATACCATTTCGATTCCAGGGCTCCTGGATCGACCGTAAATTATATCCTTCACAGCCGATTCGCCTTTGCCCATTAATCTAGCAAGTCTAGCTGGTGATATACCTCTAATTTTAATCGTCTCTATTAGTCTTGTTCTAAATATTTCCATACGAGGAACTATACTCTTTTTTTATTTTGTATTCATGGATGAATATTACACCTTGACATAGATGATATTTCCTCTTAAAATTCACTTATGACTAGGAATTTTTTGAAAGAAATTATAATTGATGTTGAATCGTTTAGAGAACGACACTCTATGTCACGTTCTGCTTTTGGAAAAAGCTGCGTGAATGACCATTTATTACTTTCAAGAATAGATGATGGTAAATCAATTACTACACGCACTGTAGACCGCATTTACAATTTCATGGATGATTATGATAAAAATGTTAAGAAGTCAAGCGATTAGTTAGTAATAACAATTGGTTACGTTTTTTTTAGCGGATATTTTCATTTTGTGCGTTTTAAAGCTCAATTGTAGATTAGTTAATAGGTTAACTATTTAAACTCAGGACAGAGGTTATGAAAAGCAATTTATTGGTTATTGAATAACATAGTGCAGAGAGAGTAGTAAGTAATTAAGCAATGGTTTAGCAGTCATGCTCAAAACATCTGAAAAACAGGTTATGAAAGCGATTACCGAGCTATTGGAAAGCAAATATCGTAACCGTGTCAGCGCATGGCGTAATAATACCGGAACGGCATTTTATGAGAATAAAAAAGGCAGCAGAAGGCGTGTATCGTATGGCTTGAAAGGTAGTTCCGATTATATCGGGCTGATAAAGCCAACAGGACGCTTCTTAGGCATAGAAGCGAAAGGTGATGACGGTAAGCAGCGTAAAGAGCAATCACAATTTGCAGACATGATTACGGACTATGGAGGAATTTACATACTGGCATACTCTGCCGACACCGTAGAGCAAGTATTAGATCGCTATTTGCAATCATTGGGGAAGTAATGGAAGGCTACATTAAATTGCATCGCAGGCTACAAAGTCTATTGACTTTAAACCAAGGGTGGAGTACGTTTGGTTATGGAGCTTCAAACTCCTCAATAAGCGGAAACCGCACCCGACAGTTAAGCGGTTTTTTTGTGCCTAATGTAAAGTTTCTTTTTGCATCGGGTGTGGGCGAATATAATACCTCTCGAGGAAATAAACCCGCAGTTCTTATTGGCTGTTTGAAGCACCCGATACCATTTTCGGTATCATTATTCATTCAAAAAACAATAAGGAAACTATCATGTCTAAAGAAAAATTCATTACACCAAGAAACCAAATCGATAGTAGCATCTGCGCTATTGCAAGGGTTGAATCAATGGCTAAATCAGCTTTATATGTCGTTGATAGAGTGCGTAGCGAGATGTCAACAGCAGACGAAGAATATTTCGCAGTATTTACCACAATGTGTGGGCTGTTCGAGTCTATCCAGCACCATGCTGCGAAGATTGGCGAGGACATCGAGAAAGCAATTAATTCCATGTAACAACAATCAATTTAACAATAGAAGCCACAGGAGCAGGCAACCGTTCCTTGTGTCTGAAAGGGGAGTATTATGACTAAATTAATGCATTACAAAAATAGAAGATGGTTAATTCCAGATCATAAATTATGTTTTTGGTCAACTGATATTCTATCAGATAATAGAATTGTAACGTTAAGGGATTCAGAAAAGGGTGCTTTATTTTCAATAATCTCTTTTTGTACTTGGATTGATGACAAATGTGAATTTCATGCTCGTCCAATCGTTAATAGTCCAATAGCTATTAAGAAGCTTTGTTATCTAGATGAAGAGCCTAACTTGTATAAATATATAAGTCTTGGATTACTAAAAACAGTTAATAAGAATGAGATAGGGGGCAAAAGATGAATAGTTGGTTGAGGTTGTGGAATGATATGCCAAACGATCCAAAGTGGAGGACTATATCAAGAGTATCAGGTCACCCTATTACAGCTGTAATGTCTGTTTATATACATCTCATTGTTTCTGCCAATATCGAATGTGACAAAGGTGTGACGCAATGTGACGCAGAAGATGTTGCAAGTGCCTTAGATTTAGATACTGAATGCGTCCTACAAATTATAGATGCAATGCAAGGGCGTGTTCTTGATGGAAATAAAGTTAAGGGGTGGGATAAACGTCAACCAATTAGAGAAGATAACTCAACTGAAAGAACACGAGCTTACAGAAAGAGAAAAAAGAAAGAAAACGATATAAAACAAGGCATTAATGAAAGTAGACGTGACGATGTCACAGAACATTGTGACGCATCGGAACGCAATATTTCAGCATGTGACGATAGTGTGACGCAATGTGACGCCCCAGAAGCAGAAGCAGAAGCAGAAGCAGAGTATAAAAAAAATACTGCTAAAGCAGTATCAAAAAAAGCTGCTGCTTTTGAAAATAATAATAATTTAGAAATTAACGAACCAGAAAGTAAACCATTCAACCCACACACGGCGAACATGACCGACTTTCTGCCAGAGAACCCTCCCGACCTGTACGGCAAGGTGATGAAGCTGGTCAACAACCCCAATCTTGCCATGACAGGCTTTCAAACCCTCAAGGAATGGCAGCAAAAAGGCTACAACGAGGCTGATATTCTGGCAGGTATTCAGAAAATCCGAGACCGAGGAGGAACAGCCAAAGCTAAGAGTTTGCGGTACTTCAACAGCGCAATCGATGAGGAGCATCAAATCCGTGTCAACGGCTTCGTTAAGGAGCCTGTGGACGAGCAACGGCTAGCAGAAATGCGCAAGAAATACCCCGACCGTGACGAGGCGGTTTACTTGGCTGAACAAAAGAAAAAACAGGAGCTAGAACAACATGGGAAATGTTAACGGAATCATCATAAAACCATTCATGAAAGCATACTCGAATTGCCCGGATGTGTTGATGTTTAGGGTACGTGAATGTTTTGCCAAATATCCGGATCAGGTGCTGGAGCATGTTCGAGATCAGACTTTCGAAAATCATAGCTACAAACGCTGGCCGACTGTTGCTGAAATGAGAAAATATCTACCGTCTGATGCAGTTGACAAAAAATCAGGGGGTGATGCTCTTGAGAAGATTGAAAAAAAACATCAGAGCTGGAAGCAGAAGGCAAAAGTTGCTGCCAAACATTTCATGGATTACAGCGATTTAGGAAGGCAATCTATGGCTAAGGGGTGGGGCAAAAAACTATCCCAAGTGGTTGAGAATATGGAGTGGATAAGGCATCAGGTTATTGGAAATTCCTACGGCATAGGATGGGACGGCTACGCTTTGCCAATTCCGTATTCATCGCCTCGGTTGAAGGATTATGTTAATGAATTAATTAAAGGATTTACTCAATATCCAGACGCAAAAATCACCTTCACCGAAGAGCATATTGCTTACATGATGGGGAAGGCTTAAACAAGAACATTCCAGAATTTGAAAGGTAGGTAAAAATGTTAGGACTAGCAGAGAGGACAACATCATGAATGATATAATTGAAATTCAAGGGAAGCGCTGCCAAAACTTATGGCGTGCGGTAATACATCAGGCATTGATAGATATTGAGGTGAGTACTGGTTATTCAAAAAACAAAGGTAGGGTGTCAGAGGAGCAATTAAATCAAGCAATTGCCAAGCGTTGGATCATGGACAAAACAGTAAATTTTCTTCGTGCTTGTGAAATGGCTGATGTTGAACCTGATCATATTAGGCGTCATGCACGTGAGATTATCAAAGCTCAAGCATTAAATGAATGTGGCATGGCGATTAATGAGGCATAGATAGTGTTTTCCTTATCTTCATTGATTTTTATGGTACAATTAAAGTTATAACAAAAAACACTCTTTAAAATGGCTTAAAATGAGAAATAAGCTTACAGCTAAACAGCAACGATTCATTGAGGAATATTGTGTTGATTTTAATGCAACGCAAGCAGCCATTCGGGCAGGATACAGCAAGCATACTGCCGCAGCAATAGGGCCTGAGAACCTTGAAAAACCTTTAATTGCATCGGCTATTGAAAAATATAAGCAAAGCCTTTCTGAGACTACTAATCTTACCATCACGGATCTTGATGATAACATTCTTTGGATGGCAAGAGAAGCACGTAGGCGCGGTAATTTTCAAGCGTTGGGAAAGGCACTGGATCTTTATGGAAAACGTCTTATGGCTTATACGGACAAGCAGGTACATGTAGAGGAAGAGAGTTATGAAACGCTATTAGAACGGCTAAAAGGAGATAGTGAAAACGATGGATGAAGTCGCGCTACGTTTGCTTGATGACCTACCCTATTTTGCCAAGCATAACCTCAAGATTAAGCCTAAAACAGGTAATTTTATGCCGTTTCGTTTCAATAAGGCGCAACTGCATATTCACCAGAGACTTGAGGAACAAAAGCGCCTTACTGGCAGAGTGCGCGCTATAATTTTAAAAGGCAGACAGCAAGGATGTAGCACGTATGTTGCTGCACGATATTATCATCAAACAGTGAGTAATAAAGCAACGGTAACGTTTATTTTTGCTCATGATTCAGAAGCCAGTCAAAGCTTATTTTCGATGGTGAACAACTACTATCAATTGTCTGATCCGGCGTTTCGACCCAAGCTAGGTGCGTCTAATGCTAAAGAGCTGTTATTTCCGGATATGAGATCGGGCTATAAAGTGGGTACGGCTGGTACGAAGGGTTTAGGCAGGTCAAAAACATTTCAGCAAGTGCATTGGTCTGAGGTGGCATACAGCCCTAATTGCTCTGAACATGCAGCCGGCATTCTGCAAACCGTCTCGGATCAGAAAGGGACAGAAGTAATCCTGGAAAGCACCGCCAATGGTCAAGGTGATTACTTCCATCGCATGTGCAAAATGGCCTTAGTTGGTGAATCGGATTATCAACTCATATTTGTACCTTGGTATTGGCAAGATGAATATACAAGGCCGTTAGAAGAGCCTTTCGATCTTGATGCAGAAGAGACGGAATATCTTAATCTGTTTAAGAAAGACGGGTTAAGCAAAGAGCATCTTGCATGGCGCCGGAAGAAAATAAGGTCTGATTTTGAAGGGGATTCAATGCGGTTCAAGCGTGAATATCCTTTTACACCTGAGGAGGCATTTGAAGCTAATGACGAGCATGCATTAATCAAGGCTAATAGTGTGCGTAAGGCGCGTATGACGCCTGCTGTTAACACAACTGCACCGTTAGTAATTGGTGTTGATCCCGCACGATTAGGGGGGGATAAATTTCGTGTGACGCATCGGAAAGGAAGGAATGTGACCAAATCATACAGCATTGCCCCTATGAGCATTACTGACTCGGCACGAGTTCTATCGCAAGATATTGTCAATTACAAGCCAGGACGCCTGTTTATTGATTGCGGTGGCTTGGGTGTTGGTATTTATGACATGCTATGTGACATGGGATACTCAAAGCTTATCAGCAAAGTTGATTTTGGCAGCAAAGCGTCTAACCCTGATCGTTATTACAATAAGCGTGCAGAGATGTATGGTGAAGCTAAAGAATGGCTGGAAAATGAACCTTGCTCGATTCAGCTTACTGAGAAAGATGGAGATGCATTACAATCAGAATTATGCTCGGTGCATTTTGAATGGCGCAATAACAGTCAAATATTGCTTGAACCGAAAGAAAAACATAAAGAGCGACTTGGCCATTCTCCCGATATCGCAGATAGTTTTGTTTTAACCTTTGCCGAACCAGTGGCGCAAACCAATTTTGCACCTCGTATGTCAGAGGCATTTACAGCCCCGACATGGACGGTATTTTAATTGGGTCTAGTCATGATTACCAAATTGAAAGCCCATCATTTTGATTATTTTCAGCCACAACAGCGGCAACAGATTGAATATGAAGCTTTAATATCCTGTAAAAGCTACGTTGATTTCCTGATTGGTGGTCAGTCCTATGCTGCAATAAAGCATGGCACGGTTATTTGTTTAGCAGGCTTTATCCCTCATACGCGACATTCTGCTCTTGTCTGGTTGATCTTATCAAACCATGCGAACCGTCATTTATTCTACATTACCAAAGAAATTTCAGATTTCCTTAAATCCTCTTGTTATAATCGAATAGAAACACCAGTATTGCGTTCGTTTAAGCAGGGTCACAGATGGCTTAAAATGCTTGGTTTTGTGAATGAAACGCAATGTTTTGGTATGCGAAACTATGGGTATCATCAAGAAACATACGATTTATACTCATTATGCAAATGAGGCTTGAACATGGGATTGAAACCAAAATCAAATACAGCGGCGCTAGCAGCGCAAGAGGCTCGGATCAAAGAGCAGGAAGAGCAATTAGCCGCCGAAGAAGCTGAGCAGGAAAAAAAGAAAAAAGCTGCACTGAATGCCAAGCGCGGTCAGTCCAGTGGTAGAGCATCGCTGTTAACTGGCCTTGAAACAGGCATCCAAAAACGTAATAATCTAGGCTAACCATGCAGTTAACTGTTGATGCATTATGTGAACGGGCTAAAAAAGGCTTTGCTGCTCGTGATATGAACCGAAAATTATTTGAAGATTGTTATGAGTTTCTTTTGCCCTACAAGAACTCATTTAATCGCCAAGGTGTCAATTCAGGGCAAACCACGATGAACCGCCCGAATCGTCAATTTGACAGTACCGCACAGCATGCCAGTGCTAATTTTGTTAACACAATGCAGTCTAATTTTACCCCTGTTTTTACTCGTTGGGCAACGTTAAAGGCCGGTCCTGGTATTCCAGAAACAGAACGAGCCTCTTTGAATAAAGAACTTGAAACAATCACAGATATTATCTTTACCTACTTAAACGCCAGTAATTTTGCCACTGCCAGTGCTGAGATGTACTTTGAATGGGGTATTGGTACAGGTGCGTTATGGCTGTTTGAGGGAGATGAAGAGCAGCCGTTAAATTTCATGGCCAGCCCGATTGCTGAAATGGGCTTGATTGAAGGGAAATTTGGCACAATTGATGGTCGTTTCAGGGAGCATCGTATCAAAGCACGCTTACTACAAGCCACATGGCCGAATGATAAAGTCTCCATTGATACAGAGCTTGCGGATAAAATACGAAACGCGCCGGATGAAGAGGTGACCGTTATTGAAGCCTGCTATTATGATAATGCTGATTTTGTCTGGCGTTATGAGGTTATCTATGAAGCAACGAAACATCGATTGCTGGCAAAAAAATTTAATGAAGAAATATGCTTCACACCTCGTTGGATGAAGGTTCCGGGAAATGCCTTTGGTGTTGGTCCGTTCTTGCTTGCTATGGCAGATATTAAAACATTGAACCAGATGAAGAATTACATGCTCACCAATGCTGCTTTGTCAGTATTTGGTGTCTATACAGTTGAAACGAAAGGTGGATTTAATCCCAATACTGCAAATATACAGCCGAATAGGTTTATCCCTGTTGAGAGCAACTCAAGCCCAACAATACGCCCCCTAGAGCGCAGTGGTTCCTTTGATATTCAAGAATTTCTTATGCGTGATTTACAAGACAGTATCCGAAAATCCATGTTGGATGACAGATTGCCAGAACAGCAAGCAACGCCGGCTACCGCTTTTGAGATTGCGCAAAGGATCAAGGAATTTCAGCAAGATATTGGCGCTGCTTATGGGCGTGCCATGCTTGAGTTTGTCCAGCCATTATTCAAACGTGTGGTGTCGATCTTAAATCGTCGTGGGTTGCTACCTTTGCCTGATGGATTTCAGATTGATAATTTCTTTGTTCAGGTACAAGTCGTTTCCCCTATTGCACAGACACAAGCAATTGAAGATGTGCAGAAATTTATGCAGGCCTATGAAATGACTGCCTCCATTAATCCACAGCTGGCACAGACGGCTTATGATTTGGAAAAACTACCAAGCTGGCTTACGGAAAATACTGGTGCGCCTGCCAGACTTTTGCGTGATGAGATTGACCAAGAGGAATTAAGACAGCAGATCATACAAACCGTTGCGCAAGCACAATTACAGGAGCAACAAACCAATGATGGATAATGCCTACCTCAATCCTATGGGATGGGAAACAAAAACAGAAGATGACGTCAATCATAAGGAGTTTGAGCGCATTGCGCGTGAGGCCTATGAAATGTGTATAATCATTAAAAAAGTCTTCTCTAGTAACGAGGGTAAGCGTGTGTTTGATTGGCTCTGTGAGCAAACCATTGCATCGCCGACATGGCGCTCGAGTCTTGATTACGAAAAGGCTATTGCACACGGATTTGCTCGTGAGGGCCAAAACGCTTTAGTGCATGACCTTAAACATAAAATGCAGCTTGCAGAGCGTTGTAAAAGCCTTGATGATTTCATGAACCGTTTTGATAGGTAGGAGTAATGAGTATTATTGAACTACAGTTAGATTTGTTTCGTTCCGTCCTTACTTCTGCTCATTCAGCACTTAAAGCGATCATGGTGATTAATGGTGGAGCGGCATTAGCCTTGCTTGCTTTTATTGGTAATATGATAACTAAAGATGTGGATCCTAGTATTTTACTATTGAGTCGATCAATAGAATTATTCTGTTATGGGCTGTTAGCAGCCGTGATTGCCGCAGGTCTCACCTATGGTGCACAATTTTGTTTTTTGAATGCATTGCAATTAAAGGTTAGGTGGCTGTATCCTGCTGGAATTATCGCTCAAATTGTGACGATTATCGTTGTGATTACTTCCTATATTCTTTTTTTCTTGGGTGTGGATCATAGCATCGAAACATTCAACTATTTTCGTATTGACATATAATGAGAGGATAAAATATGAGGCCGACCTATACAACCAATATATTTGGTGCTAACAGCAAAGTAACCGTACAAAATATCTCTACCCTACATACTCCCTCAACGGATATCACTAGGCTAAGGCTATACAGTGATGTTGATTGCAGGATTGCTTTAGGTGCTAACCCGCAGGCAGATAGTAATAGTGTGTTCATTCCAGCAGGGATTATTGAGTATATCACCACACGCCGTGGCTGGAGTATTGCAGTCATACGTGATGGTGCGGAAGATGGAACATTAGAAGTCACAGAGGTAACAGGATGACACAGTTAAACATAAAAGTATTGCAAGCAATCGCAGGTATATCCGAAACTATCAAGTTAATTCAGCAAGATCATGCTCTTGTGGATAAAGTCTGTTCAAGCGTTATGTCGGTATCTGAGGCAACAAAAAAGCTACAAGAAGCCGCAGACGCAGAAAATAGAGCAAAACATACACTTGTAGAGGCCGAAAAGAAGCTGGAATCCATTGCTAAACGAGAATCAGATGTTGCATCAGCTGAGAAGAACTTGTCATTAAAAGAAGCGTCCTATAATGAAAGAAAGAAAAGAAATCTTCTTGAATTTAAAGAGCAAAGCAGGCTTTTCAATAAAGAAAAAATATCTTTAGAAGAGCTTAAACAAGCAGCTGATGCAAGAGAAGCAGATATTGTTAAGAAAGAAGAGAGAATAGCACTTACGATGGATGAAGCTGTAAAAATGAAAAAAGAGTATCAATCTAAATTAGAGAAATTACAAGAAGTAATGAAATGACTTTTTCTTATAGTAATAATGTAGGCAGGCGATAGGATAGATATTCATGAAGGTTTTTGCCCCCAGCATATCAGAAGATGAGGTTGCTTCTATTGCAGCAGGATCAACACTTGGTTTGCAGCAGAAGTTATTGGCAGATGAAGGGCAGCTCGGATTAACGGTGCTTGCTGTTGGTTTTACAACCAGCGGCAAGGTCCAGGGCGTTTCTCTTGGGTCCGGCAACGTGGTCGAAGTGTACGCGAACGGTGCCGACTTCAATTCTAGGACTGTATTGTATCGTGAATTTATGAACCGGGGAGAACCCATCTGTTTTACTGGATTGGCAAACGGTGCAATTATTACAGCTACACAAGGTTTTTACGGATATGCCGAACAAGTTGACGGCAATGATGAAAGCCCCATGCCGTTATTGTCATACGCTTTATCATTCAACTTTACGTTTTTTTTCGCATTCCGAAACTGCCAGCTATATAAACCGGGCGGGACTGGTAATAGCCAAGGTTGGGTTCATGTTGTTAATGGTCCGCTTAATAACACAATACGCATGGCGAATGGTTCCGGTGTCACAGTCCAAGGACAAGAAAACATTACCCTGACACCATGGGAATATCGCCGTCTATACACTGACGGGAACCAAGAATACATTTTAGAGGGTACAGCCCGAATGATGGCTTGCCACAATGCGAACATGAATTTAAAACCACATGGTCGCTTTTACGATAGTCGTTTGATCATGCCTTTGACCAACGATGGTATCACCTGGCCACGTTCAGGGTTCATATCTGCCCCATTTAATAACACGCAGGTTGCGTTCTTTGTGCGTGATGGCGCGGAAGGTACCATAAACAGCACGGCGGGAACGGGTGTAAGCCCTGGTTCACCTGTTGATTTTGATGCCGCGATTGGTGTTGGTACGGGTGCCGATGACGAAGACTACGAACCAAACGGCGCTACGCGCGTAAGGGCAGTTGGGTTGGTTTCAGCATATTCTGGGGCTGACAGCGCTGGCCTTGAGGCCTCTCCACTCATGCCCACATCGGCAATGTCACAGGTTGTAGCACAGCCAATGTTTATCGCAGACAACGGAGACGGTGGTAATTCAGGCGTTGCCATTGCAAGTCCTTATGAGGGTACAGCGTTTGTTTACAGCTACAACACAGTCACAGGCGGTCTTGACTTGCAATATACAATGCCATTGACGCGTAGTGGTGTGACAGTTACAACACAGGAAGATCAAAACCATCCGGCTTCGGGTCTTATTTCAAATGATGCGCAAGCTTCTAACACATTGGTTGGGCAGCTTGACCCGGGGATTATCATTGCAGACGTTCCAATTACAGTTGTCATTCAATCAGGTATTGTTGATACGACAAGCACATTGCGAAGTCAAAACGGTACAACCACCGCAAATATTGCGCATGAGGATGACGAAACCCTTATGCTTGGTATCACCCCTAAGGCCATTGCTGCGGAGATACGGGAGGACGCCAACGGTGTTTTTCGCAGGCGGACCATTGACTCCGCTGGCGTTGAAACTTGGGAGGTGGCGTGATGGCTAATGAACTACAGTTTTATGGTAATCCCGCTTTAGATTCTGGATTAACAATTAAGGCAAAAATATATGATCATACAGGGACACAGATTGGTTCTGATGTGACATGCGTAGAAGTTGGAGTATTAGCAATATACAGAGGGGATATGCCCACAACATCTGCTGGGGAATATGTAGTTAGATTTTTTGAATCAACACTCCTCAAAGGACAAGGTATTATTTATTGGAGTGGCTCTGATGAAATAAATTTAAATACGATTGATGCTGCTGTGTCGGGCCTATTAAGTGGCAATACTATTCTGGAAGGGAGTATTACTTTTGAGCATGCGCAACGTATCATGCTGTCCGCCTTAGCAGGAAAAGTTTCTGGTGCTGGAACGGGAACAGAAATATTCAGGGATATAAACGACACCAAAGACCGAATTACGTCTACAGTTGATAATAATGGTAACAGAACGAATGTGGTAACCGATGGCACTTAATCACTTTAGAGCACGACATTATAGAACTGGGCATTTTGGTGTGATAGGTGGCATTGTCGATAGTATTAAGAAATTCCAGAGGAAATTTATTTGCAATGTAGGTTCTTTGTTAACAATTCAAAAGAGAGGTAAGTAACCATGACTGATGAAGCAAATAATGAAACAAATGAAACGCACCCAAATAATGAGGCGCAGGAAACAGCGAATGATACTACGTCATCAACACCTAATTTGCTTAATTCGGCCGACAGGTTAGTCACCGATTTAAATGGTGAATTAAAAGAAAAACCAGAGAGATTGAATGAAAAATTTTGGGATGCAAATAATAATAAGCTCAATCCACAGGCAATTTATGATGAGTTACAGCGAACAGAAAAAAGAGTCCATGATTTACGTAGCAAGATGGGCAAAGGAGAACATAAGGCACCCGAGAATTCTGATGGTTACAAATTAGAGCTATCAGAAGAATTGCAGCAAGTGATTCCAAATGATGACCCTTTATTGCAATCTGCCAAAGAGGTAGCGCATAAGCATGGCATGTCTCAAGAAATGTTTGCTGGTTTTATGCAAGAAATGGCTGGTAAAATTGCTGAGATATCACAAGATGCACCGAGTGCCGAATTAACTGAGCAGCAGCAGCAAGAATATATTGATGCTGAACTTGGTAAACTTGGTGAGAATGGTGTGCGTATTGCTCGTGCTAATAATGCTTTTCTCAACCAGATGAAAAGCGAAGGCGTGTTGTCTGACACAGGGTTGCAAGGGTTGCAAAACTCAATGCAAACTGCCGAAGCGATTCAAGGCCTTAATGAGCTAAGAGTAAGAATTGGCGGTAACTCTGTACCATTTGACACTATTGATGATGGTTTGCCGGCTGATAACATTATTGCGGATCGTCTTGCTAAGGCCTATGACGCAGCAGATCAGGATGCTGTTAGGGAAGTAGAAGCGTTGCTTGAGAAGCGGATTGCTGCCGGCAGACCCGAACGATTGCAGTTTTAGTGTTATTTAATATTTTTTCATACATATAAAAAACAGCATGTTATAATGTAAGCACGACCCTATCATTGAACAGCCCTCCCGTGATTCACGGCCTGTTATTAAAATGTAAGGCCCTCTCGTAACAGGTTTAACAGTATTAATAATAAACAGGAGTGAATCGCATGACAGCGAATATTTCAACCAGTTTTATTACCAGTTTTGATACGCTGGTAAAGAAGCAATATCAAGGTTCGATGAAGTTAAAAGGGGCAACGCGCATTAAAGCTGGTGTCACTGGTAAAACACATCGCTTCCCAAAGATCAACAAAGGTGCTGCGACACCTCGTATTCCGCAAACTGATGTCACACCAATGAATGTTGGGCACGGTTTTGCTGATGCCATTATCGAGGATTGGAACGCCGCAGATTATTCCGATATTTTTGACCTACAGAAAATCTCTTTTGATGAGAAGCAGGAGTTAGTATCTACAGCAACCTTAGCAATGGGTAGGAGGCTAGACCAACTTATTATTGATGCGCTCGTTGCAGGTAAGAATACAACGAATATTGTCGGTAAAGCAGTTGGTGGAGCTGACACATCGCTTAATCTTGAAAAGATGTTACGTGCTAAACGCTTTCTTGATGATGCAGGGGTTCCTGATGATGGTAACCGTCATATGATTATCACGGCCAGTGCGCTGGAGAATGCCTTGCAGGACACAGAAGTCGCCAGTGCTGATTATAATATTTTAATGCCGCTTATGAATGGTCAGGTCAAGAAATATGCAGGTTTTAACTTCCATATGATTGAATCGCGTCCAGAAGAAGGCGGATTGCCGCTTGCGACGAATACGCGGTCCTGTTTTGCCTTCCACAAAGATGCCGTTGGTCTTGCAATTGGTATTGATATACGTACTGAAATTAATTACGTGCCTGAAAAAACAAGCACATTGATTAATGCTATTTTCTCTGCCGGAGCAGTCGTTATTGAAGATGCAGGCGTATATGAAGTTCAAACGCATGAAGTTTAAGGAGGTTCTAAATCATGGCTTTTAATAAAGATTATTTTCAATCTGCCGGTGGTCAAGGTAAGCGCGGTAAGGCACCGCAACAATTCACCTATGCTACTGAAGATGCTGCAACTGTAATTGATACGGTGGGATATTTTAACAGTGTATCAAGCATCCTTTCAGTTGGCGATCAGATCTCTACAACTATTTTTAGTGATCTGTCTGCCAAAACGGTTAGCGGTTATGCGCTACATATTGTCAACAGCATCGCTGGTGGCGTTGTTGATGTGGCTAATGCTTCCGTGACCAATACGATTGCAGATACGGACTAATATAGCATTTTGGTGACGTATGTGAGGATTCGTCACATGCGTCACCATGAGGGGATAATATGGGAACTACAAGCATACGATTAGCATCACAGGCTTTAGGACTTGTTAGAGAAAGAGCCATAAGCAGTTTTAGTGACGGCACAAATCAGGCTGAAATTATGCAGCTTTATTATGCTGATTTTGCAGAAGATGTGCTAACTCGATATCCCTGGTCTTTTGCCACCAAAAAAAGGCGCTTTAATCAGGACTCAGAACCACCATTAAATGAATATCGATACAGCCATATTGTGCCCGCAGAAGCGTTGAGAATATGGACGGTCTTTGAAAGTAATCATGTTGGTGCGCCCCCACTGAATGAGTATGACATACAATCTGTCAACGGACAGCGCCGTATCTATTCAAACTATAAAGATTTATACGTTGATTACACCGTCTATACCGACGAATCAAACTGGCCTGCCTCTTTCATTAATTTTGCCATGTACGCGCTAGCAGCACATATTGCTATACCGGTCACTGATGATGACAATCTCGCTGCCAGAATGCAGGCTATTGCTTATGGTTCCCCTTCGGAAAATGAAAAAGGCGGTAAATTTTCGGTTGCTGTTACGATTGATGCAGCACAAAAACCTAATAAACCCATACAGAGTGATCCATTTAATCAGGCACGGTTTAGTTAATGGCAGTATTTAACACATTACAGCAACGATTTACGCAGGGAGAAATCGACCCTTTAATGGTCGGAAGATCTGATATTGATCAATATTATGGAGCAGTTTCCACAGCAAAAAACGTGATCACGATCCCTCAAGGTGGCTTTAGAAGGTTCCCTGGGCTTGAATATATTGACAGGGTTTTAGGCGGGTCTCTTACCAAAATAGCAAGCACTAGCACTACACCGGATACCGGATCTATTGGTACAACAGACATGTATGTTTCGCATCAGGAAGATGCTGGAGGCTCCGTTTCTATGGGGGTTCTGTATTTAGCAGGTGCGTCCATTTCCACCGGTACAAGTTCAGAATTTTATTTACAGGTAAGTTCGGATAATGTCAGCTGGATAACGGTTGGTGCAGCTTTAACATTAACGCAAACCGCTAAAGATTATACACGCAGGGTTCACGGTAATTACCGATATGCCAGACTGGTACGCATTGGCACAACGGATTTAGGCAGCGCTACAGTCACCATCACATCACTTGAAGTTGCAACCGAATCAGGACTGAGCAAAACCAGGACTTTTTCCTATTCATTTAATATCGATCAAACCTATAAAATGGTGGTAAGTGATAAAAATATTGCAATCTACCAGGGAACTGTCTATCTCATTGATATTTATGTATCTAATCTAATTGAAAGTCGCTTGAAAAAGATCGACTATGAATTTGATGCGGATACGCTGATTATCTTTCATGAGGACATACCAACAATACGCTTGCAGCGTAACGGTGCTAATGATATCTGGACCTTGAGCACGGTCGCTTACACTAATATTCCGCAATTTAATTTTGGTTTAGGCAATGAGCCTGTCTGGTCAGCAACACGTGGTTATCCACGTCATGGCCGTTTTTATCAGGGGCGTTTATGGATTGATGGTGGTAAGTCAAGACCCTCTATTGTGTACGGATCAAAGGTAAATGATTTCTTCAACTTTGATTTTGGAACCAGCCTTGCCGATGAAGCAATTGGACCTCTTAGTCAGAGTTTTGATGATGTGACAGCCATTTATCCGGGCCGTAATCTCATGATCTTTACCGTATCAGCGGAATATATTGTACCACAAACATTTGGTGATGCTATTACACCAGAGAGCGCCGTATTAACAAGGCAATCGTCCATTGGCAGTGAACCTTGTTTTCGACCACAAGAAGTGGAAGGTGCTGTGATGTATATACAAAGACAAGGGGCCAGTGTTCAGGAATTTATATTTGATGATACGCAGCAAGCATTTAATAACAATTATGTTTCTCTCTTGTCTTCACATTTAATCAAGGATCCGATTGATTTTTCCCTGCGTAAAGCAACTTCAACTGAGGAAGGAGCCTATTTATTATTGGTGCGTGAGGATGGTGGATTGACGGTGGCAAATATCTTGCGCTCACAAGGGATCACCAGTTTTGTTAACCGTGAAACACAGGGGGATTTTATGTCCTGTGCGGTTGATGAGAATGATATGTTTTTTGTCATTAAACGTACAATTAATGGTTCAGAGGTGCAGTATGTAGAGCGTTTTAATGAAGAGCATTTGTTTGATGCCAGTACCAGGTTAACAAGCGGGTTACCAATCAGTACGCTTGATGATCTTTCTTATTTAGAGAATACCGAGTTATCAGTAATGATAGATGGAGCAGTTCAGCCAAATACAACCGTCTCAAATGGCAGTATTGCGTTAGCACGACAAGCGTATACATCCGTTGAGGTAGGGCTTAATTTTATTCCCAAAGTAACAGACTTGCCCGTTGAGCTATTATTAGAAAATGGAGCGTCTTTACAGGGACGGAAAGTCAATCTAAGCGAAGTATCTTTGAGATTATCCGAAACTACCACTATTGAGGTAAACGATAAAACAGTCATATTCCAGAAGTTTGGCCTTGCTGGTATTGATAGCCCACTCGATGCAGAACCAACACGTTTTACCGGCGTTAGAAGAATAAAAGGATTCTTGGGATGGACCGAAGATGGACAAGTGACAATCACGCAAACGATACCGGGCTACATGACCGTTTTATCAATTAAAAAAATGTTGAGAACTTAACATGGCCGCAGTGATACCCGCAGCATTAACAGCAATAGGCACCTCCGCTTCAACCGCAGCCACTGTTGGGTCGGTTGTTAATGTTGGACTTACAGCAGCAAGCGCGTTTGGTGCGGTGCAATCTGGTTTAGCCCAATCATCAGCGTTAAAAACGCAGGCGCGACAAAATGAAGCCAATGCCAGACTGGAAGGCTTAAAGGGGCGTGAGCAAGCATTAGCATTGCAAAAACAGCTCGATGCCGATCTTGCCAGTCAAAATGCCTTATTTGCCAGCCGTGGAACATTAAAAGGTGAAGGAAGCGCGCTTTCTGCACGTAATGAGGCAAAAAAGAACGCAAGCCGTGATATTGATAATGCGAGGTTCAACGCTGATATTGCCTCACTAAACGCCAAACAATCAGCAAGTAATGCAAGAAGTAATGCAAGTTCAGCAAAACAATCAGGACTTATAAACGCCGCAGGCTCTTTGGGTGGGTTTCAACCTATTGCTGGTGGCATATTTTCGAGGTTATAATGGTTGATATTCCGATTACTAGAAGACGGGTTGGTATTGATGCCAACATCACAGCAAGTGGCGGTCCCACGGGTAATGCCTTTGTCTCTGGTCAACTATCGAAACTTGCAACAAATGTTCGTGACAGCTACGTTGAATATGCCAATGATATTGCGTATCTTGAAGGGCAGAAAGTTATTTCGCAAGAAGTACGGCGCATTGAACAGGAAAATGCCGCCAACCCTGCTTTGGTTGAGCAATCGATTAATAAATACCGCGATGCATTTATTGCTAAAGTAGGGAATAAAGAGATTGCTGCTCGCTTTGATTCACAGATAGCCAGTTTAAAAGAACGTGCAATCAGTCGCACCACCTCACGTCATCGTCAATTGCTTGATGATAAGGCCACTTTTGCAAGCCTCTCCTCTCTCGATGAATTGCAGAAGGACATTAAATCACTATCTGTTGATTTATTATCTGATGATGCACTCATTGCTGATAGCGCTGCACGTCAGTTGCAGAATTTGCTATTGCGGGGTCAAAATATATTAGGCCAGTCCGATGCATCCGGCATGCCATTATTTAATGCAAATAGTCGTTTATCGAAACTGGA